AACATCAATCTTTTGAATGGTACGTTTTTCAGTATTTATTTGTAAGGCAGTGAATCCTGTCATCAACACAGATAGTTTTTTACTCATGATCCTCCAAGTACTTAATTGCTGCCTTTAAACTTTCAATAGAATCTCTAAACTGTCCTAGTCCAGCATTACATCTAAAACAAAGAATTCCTCTAACTTTACCATTTTTATGATTATGATCTAAATGTATACTTTTAATATTCATTTCTGTAAAACTATCACTGCATATTGGGCAAGTTTTCACTTTTTCAATAAGATTTAGTTTTACAGCATACCTTGTATTTTTTTCAAAAGTTATACCAATAACTTGTCTATTCTTCCATTTTTCTTTTGTTCTTGCATTTCTTGCTGAGTATCTGCACAGCCCTGAGCAGTATAAATTCTGCGAGTTGTTGGCAAGAAACAATTTATTGCACACCTCACATTTTTTACTAGAAGGATATTCTTTAGATAAAGAATAGGGTTTTCCACTTTTTCTTTTTTGGCCAAGACGGGCATGATCTATAGAACAAAAAATATTTTGACCTTCTACTCTTTTTTTATTCCTTTGAAAAGAAACATTACAGTAGTTACATACATGCGTAAAAAGTTTTCTTTTCATCTTTCCTCACTCGTAATACTACATTATGATACTTTCCCGTAAGCGCTAAACTATAGCACTTACGGGAAATATCTGCTACAACATTTGTACTAAAATGGTGCAGAAGGCGGAGCGGCTACCGGTGCAGGTGCAACTGCAACTGCAGGAGCTGGTGCTGGTGCAGGTGCTGGTGCAGCCGCAGGTGCTGGTGTAGACGCTGCCGCTGTTACACCTGGGTAGTACTGCTTGATCTCATTTTTCTTCTGGCCTTGCCAGGTACGAGATGAAACCTGTGCACGGAACGCACGACCACGAATTGCCTGCTCGATCTGAGCGTTTGAAGGATTGGTTGAGAAAAACTCACGACCAAGTCCAAGTGCATGCATCTTACGGAAGAACATTCCAAGAGCCGCGCTGTTATCTGGAGTTACGACAAGGTTATCCCAGACTAAACGCTTTGCATGTGCGCCGTTTTGTACCTGTGCCTTTACGGCAAACATTGTCTTTCCAGACTGTGATACCTTTGCTGTGGCTTCAACTACAACTAGGTCGTAGTCGCCATCCGGTAGTGGATCATATCCTGCCGATACTTCACCGGCGTCTTTTACTAAATCGCCCCAATTAAGTGAACTCATTGTTGGCTATTTTCCTTTCGCTGTAGTTGTTGCATCTGTTTTTGGACCAAACACCATATCCAACATGCGTTCAATTCCAAGGTTTTCTTGTTCTACGACCTTTCCAAGTCGTCCTTGAACGCGTTCTCCTGCCTCGTATTCGTTCGTACGTTCTACGTACATACGACGAACCTTGTAGGGAGGTTGTAGTGGATCTGGGTTTGGCATTGTCTCGACAGTGACCGCGCCGAGAATGTCATAGAAGTATGGCGCTTGAATTGCAAGCTGTCCTTGCAGGTATGGACGTGAACGACCATCTGCTCCTGGACGTGCCATTGCTGTTAATACAACCGCCTCTAACGGTTGTGTTGGGTGCATTGTAAGATCTCTTAGATCTCTTAGAAGAGCTCCCATGTGACGAAGTAACTCGCCCCACTGTTGCATCTTCATCTGTTCAGTTCCTGCGATGGAGTCCATGCACTTTACCTGAAGTTCAGATATCGAGTCAATGATAAGTGACTTGAATTGATGTTTTCCAGTTTGTAACCACTGGAATGTTTTAAGAACTACGTCGTAGTCACGAACGTTAACTACAACTGTATCCCAGGTGCCGTCGGCAGCTGGTGGTTCTTCTCTAATTGGGTCCCAGTACTTTACGGTGATAGGTAGGAATCTATGCCCACCTTCAACGTCAAGCATGAGACGTGGATACGGCGCGGTAACGGCAAAGGTTGATTTACCAACCTTTGATTCACCGTAAACCATGATAGTCAACGAACGTTGTACGTCAGACATCACTGTTTCCTTTCATCTCTTTAGTAAGTTGGCGTAGCATTAGTCTGCACTGCCTTTCTTTTCTTCTACTCCGTAGTATGCGTACGGATTAGAAACCTCAAATGCGTCCTCAATCGCAGCCTCAGCCGCACTTCCATCGTCAAACATCGGACAGATGGTGAAGAACTGGCACTTCCACTTGCAATCACGTGAAGGACGAGGATAAGCAACAAAACGATGATCTCCTCCTTCGTCAAGTGCCTTTCGTGTGTTTAACATGTCACTAAGTGTTCCATGAATTCTTTGCCAAAATGATCTAAGTGCAAATACGTTATGTCGTACCTCAAGTTGCTCGTAGAACGGTGGTCGTGCATTTGCAGAACGCTTAACCTTCTTTAACATTGTAAAGATGCCACCTTCAGAGCGCTCACCCTCCTTGTTCTGCGCAGTTTCTAACATCATGTACGTAAGAATCTGCTCGTTCATGTGTGCCATGCTTGAGAAGTCGGTAAATGAACCGCCGACTGTCTTAAAGTCACGGAACATACGCACACCGTCAGCCTTACGACGAACACGCATGTCGATCTTTCCTTGAAGTACAACAGAGTTATCAAGTAAAGGCATTGAGATAATTTCCTCGGTAGAGATCATCTCTAACTCTGCGTCAATTCCATTTTCCTCAACCCACTGTAAATAACCTTCAAGCATTATGCGTCCAAGCTCTGCCTCTGACTCAAGATCATATGTGTCACGATAGGCATCAACCAGTATCTTCTTGTCGTTATCAACAAGTTGAGAATGCGCGTCAAGCAGTGGAATGTTCTTTGAGTAGTACATGTCCAATGCCTCGTGAATACGCGAACCAAGTGCAAGTGCGCCTGTCATCTGCTTAGACTTTGGCTGTAGTCTACGGTAGTAACTTAACCACCACTTTCTACGGCAGTCCTTATACGTCTGTACCTCAGAGTTCGAGATATGTAGTGGCTCGGTCATAGGTCTCCTGCCTTATCATCCTTTAGTAGTGTAAGTAACTTATCCTTGTCTCGAACAATCTGTTCAAAGTTATCTGCCTTTGTTTCAAGTACCTGAATAACACGTTCCTCAATAGTTCCCTCTGTTACGTAGTCTGTAACTATTATCGAGTCGTGAATCTCAGATCCAATACGGTGAACACGATCAAGTGCTTGACGATGATCAACAAGTGACCAAGGACGCTGCAACATGATTAAACGTCTTGCCGCTGTTAGTGTAATTCCAACGCCACCCGCCTGCGCGGTAAACAAGATCCACTTAATCTTTCCTGCCTGAAAGTCATCAACCGCCTGTTGACGTTCATCCTCAGTTTGAGCTCCGGTGATAAGTCCGTGGGAAATTTTTTCCTTTGTTAACGCCGCGCTTAACAAGTATATAAGTTGCCGTGATACCGCGCACACCGCAACCGAGTCATTTCCAAAGTCCCCGCTTTTTATATCGTCCATAAGCGCATCAACCTTACATGAAGGATCTGCAAGTAGCGCCTTGATCTCACCTGTCTCCTCATTTACCGCGATCTCTGCGTACGAGCTTGCAAACTGCAAAAGACGAATCGTCTGTGTAAGTGCGCTAGGCGCGGTAATTGCCTCGCCACCTTCCAGCTCTGCGATCATCATGTCACGCATCTGTGTATAAGCCTTCTTTTGCTTGGTACTCATCTCAACGTCACGACGTTCAAACATCATTTCCGGTAACCATGGAAGAACCTTTGCCTTTAACATTCTTCTCATTCTTGGATTTAACGCGGCGTAGAACTCTGGTTCCATGTGTGGCTTTATTCCTAAAACCATCATTCCGCCGAAGGCATTAAGCATGGTGTTAACCATGCGGTCGATCCAGCGTGTCTTACTTGGCCACTCCTCAGGACTTATCCAGTGAAGAATTGACCATAGATCTAATACGTTGTTTGCGATCGGAGTTCCGGTAAGTGCATATCTAATGTCCGCATCACCTGTTGCAGCCCAGAGAGCGCGTGACTGCTTTGACTTAGGTTCCTTTGACCTGTGTATCTCATCTGCAATTACGGCCTTAAAGTTAATTAGGTTTAGTTCTCGCTTGTGCACCTCGCAACGATTCTCAGTAACCTTTTCATCATGTCCGCCGCACTCCTGGCAGCGGGCAAGTGCAACCGACCCGTAAGGTGCAAGTCGTGAGTGACCTCTTAGAGATTCCCAGTTGATGATGAATACCTGCGCAGGCTCGTCAAACTGCTTGCGTCTTTGAGTTGCTGATCCCTTAATTATCTGTATGTCTAGTCCTGGCCACCACTTATCAAACTCACGCTTCCAGTTTTTCTTAAGTGTATTAGGGCAGACGATCAACGCCGGAAATATAGGTGTGCCACTTTCCTGCAGTAGCTTAAGCGCTCGTATCGCCTGGGCGGTCTTGCCTAGTCCAGGTTCGTCGGCAAGTAAGGCACGTCTGGCCGTTGCTAGAAACTTTACACCTGCTCGTTGGTGTGGGAATAGGTCCTCGTTTGATGGGTCCTCGATGGTCTCTAGTTCACGTAGTTCGTTTGCCGGGGTAATTCTATTGATAAGCTCTTGGCCTGCCCACTCGGTCAACCTAGGGCCAATATTTAGGTCACTCTTAAAGGTAGATCGAAGTGCGAGGCACGTAGCCCAACTTGTTGGGACGCTCCAAACCATGGTGGTTGCATCCCACTTTGCTCCTGGAATACTCTTGCAAAGTTCCTTAAAGCGCCACTCAGCATTAATAACTATGTGCTTGTTTGTCTCGCTCAACTCCACGCTAACTGGCAAGTGACCGATCCTTTCGTCGTTATGTATACATACTAACAGGAAACTGCAGAAAAGTAATTAAATTCTGACCTAGTAAGTAGTTTTTTACTGGAGTAGGCGCATTGGCTTCCAACCGGTCTTTACAAACCGCAATAATCCGTGCCTTATGGCGTCAAGTGCGTGCCCGTCGCCTCCGCGGTGCCAATATTCCAGTTTTTTAAGCTTATCGTTGGCGAACATTCCCTTTGCGTCGGAGGGTGACTGAAAGATTATTGACTCAGGATCAATCTCATTATCCAGCATGATTTGGCGCAATATCCCGATCTGCTCCAGCGAATAGGGTGCCTGTGAGTTCTTTACGGTCTGCATGTTTATGGTAAATCTTTCACAGACTATATCTATAGGAATATCTTTATCCCTTGACATGGTAATTGCGTCGCGTATAGGCTTTGCGTACTCTCTCATCTGGTATTCACCTGATGAGATCAATATAGGTTCAGCTCCGTCGTACTCGAACAGCGCTACTCCGCTTGCCTTACCTGGGTCAACCGCTAGAACTAACCTTGTCATTTTGTCCTTTTAAGATACTCTAGTGCTATTTTAATAGTTTTAGCGTCATCTGAAAAATGACCTATGGCAGAATTGCAGTTAAAGCATAAAACACCTCTAACTTTTCCAGTGGTATGACAATGGTCTATACACGCAGTATTTTTTGTGTTCTTTCTATTTTTTCCGTGTATAGTCAACACTTTTTTGCATATTTCACATCTTCCATTTGATTTTTTAGAGATTAAAAACATTTCTTCAGGTAGTATCTTGTGGTGTTTAGCATACTGAGAAAGCTTAAAGTGATGAACACACCAGCCTTTCATGTAATGAAGCTCTTTGCACCAAACTACTAGACATATAGACCCACACTTTTTTGCATGTCGTGACATAGCGTGTTTTTTGGCCTTTAGCCCACATACTACGCATTTTTCTATAGGGAGTAACGCAAAACTTGCTTTTCTTTTTTCTATTATTTTTATATCTTTCCCTTGTTCAAATGCAAGTTGACTAGTCTTTTTTCTACGTTCTGTATCACCTTCCCATGCTTTTTTCTGAGAAACAGACCTTGCCTTTTTTACTTCTGGTAAGGCACAGTGACGTTTTAAGGACTCAGATCTAGTTTTTGACTGTTTCATTAGTACTTAGCGCCCCAATTTTCTAAAGGACCATCTACTTCAGCAGTTAGAGGGACTGACCATCCTTCACTTGTTGTCATGCACTCCTGAACAACCTTCATTATCTCCTGTGCATCGTTTCGCGGAGCGTTGAGAACAATTTCATCGTGCACCGGAACGATTAGATACTCTGTTAGGTCTGCCTGGTCAAGTTTTACTAGGTTAGACTTAAATACCTCGGCCGCACCTCCTTGGATAAGGTAATTAACAAGGGTGTAAACTCGATCTTCATCGCAGGGGAGTCTGCGACCAGTCCATGTGTACACATATCCTTGTCCTTCAGCGCGAAGACGTCGCATTCCGGCGTCCTCTATTTGTTTTTGAAATAAAGCCATGCCAGGAAAACGATTATCAAAAGCGTCTGATACAGTTCTCATCTGACCTTCTGCGACTCCTGCCGTTAGTGCTTGCTTAGCAACTCCCGCACCGTAAAGTCGGCCATAGACAGTTCCCTTGATGAGGTTACGACGCTTGTCTGACCGCTGCATTGATGGGTCGTTGTAGATCTCACGGCCAATCTCAGTGAAAGGATCCGACCCTGTTGCATCTGCACGGTTAAAGAGTGTGACAAGGTTTGGGTCATTTGACAAGGAGGCAAACATTCTAAATTCAACTTGTGATAGGTCTGATGTGATGATAACATGGTCTTCATCCTTTGGTATGAATGCGGTGCGAACAGTGTCATCGCCCTTTGGCAAGGTCTGCAGCGCTGGGTTTTGTATGGACATACGACTTGTGCGGGCACCAAGTGTTTTTACAGAAGGATGAACAAATCCATTTACGTTATCATTAATAAAATTTAGAAAATATGTGTTTGCAAGCTTATCAGCCTTACGTTGTTTTAATGTGATCTCCGCTAGGTTCCTTACCTCGTCGTTACCAGTTATCGTAAGCAACTTAAGCTGGTCCTTTGTAACCGCCTTGTTACCTGTAGGTGTAAACTCGGTAATCTCCGCGCCTAGACCTTCAAAAAGACGAACAAGCTGCATGTTACTTGATATTGACGCACCGTTGTAGGTCTGCTTTGCCCAGGTTTTTACCGACTCGCTATACGCTGTAAGCTCGTCAAACTTTTTCCTTGAGTAGTCAAGATCAATTCTTGCCCCGTTTATCTCCATGCGTGTGACGATACGACGTGTAGCCATCTCAAGCTCATACGCCTTGTTGTACGGGCCTCCTGGGCCGCACTTCTCATA